CTATTGCGGCGGCCGCGTAAACAGTTCCCGAAACAGCTCCTCTGACCGTTGCAGGCCTTCATCCGTTAAGATCAACGACTTCGACTTGTTCACCGGATCGGCGATCAGCCCCTTCTTGAACAAACGATCCGTCGTCTCCCAGTCCAAACCCTTCCAGGCTCGATACCCGTCATGCAGCGTCAGCCACAACAGCGCCAGCACCGCATCGTCGATCTTGTCTTCGTCGATATCCATTGCGAGAGCTTATCACGTGCAAATACGAAATTAATGCGGTACTCGCCGAATGCGTACGATAGTCACAGGGCTGCCGGTGTTTGTATCGGCGAGCGTCAGCCAAACAAGCGCCGCAGAGCTGACCGGAATGCTTGTCGTCGCCTGAATGGCGTTCGGCGTACCAGCACCTACGTCGCTGGCTATGATGAACGAATAGGGCAGCGGCAGGATGAGGGACCACGAGCCAGCGCCAGAGGAGCCGCTCTTCCGGTAGATGCCGTTAAAGGCCACGGTTGGATCCGCATAGACCCACGCAGTAACATCTGCATCGTGCGCCAGATCGGCGAACAGCAGCGCGCGAGTCGACTTGGCAATGGAGCCGGCACCCGACGAGTAGGCGTCAATTGCGTTTTCGTATTGAGTAAGAAGGGCGCGGATTTCCGGCTTCTGAGGCTCATACGGATCAGAAAAAGGACCGTCGGCGTACACCGTCGCGGCGTTTGGTGAGAACGTCATATAATTTTCCTAAGAAAAAGCCCGCTCAAAGCGGGCGCTAGGTAACTGTGAATGAGCCGGTCGCCACGGCAGCCGCCCCAATACCGGAGCGATTAAGCGCAACGATCCAGCCAAACTTGACGCCAGCGCTAAGGCCGGTCACGACATGGCTATCCGGCAAGCCGGGGGCACCAAGCTCCGTCGGGCTGACAGCTGTTGCTGTCGAGAAGTTGTTGACCGTGTTCCAATACAGCCGCGCCGCGCCATAGTTGGGCGAGTTCGGCGCCGTCCAATTGTACGTCGCTTGGCCCGCGCCACCCGTTGCGCTCGCACCGGTCACCACGCCAGGCGGCGTCGGATCGGCAGTTGAAACAAGGCTTTCGATCGGTGACCATTCGCCGTAGCTGTCGTTGGAGCCGATGAATGCGGCCTCGACGTCAAGCGTGACGTCAACCGGCACGGCGTTGGTGTTCATGCTGATGAAGCCGCCAGACGGCGGCGCATCATCGAACGTCTGCGTAACCCACGCGCCCGCAACGCCCGCCCCGATGTCCTGCACGCGATAGCGCACGGCTGGCGTCAGGCTGTCGTCCACAGGATCGATGATGATCACGCGGATAAAGACGGAGCCGTTGTTTGCCTGCGCCTGAATCAGATTTATTACTGGCGTCGGTATGGCATCCGGATCAGGCGAAGCCGGAACCGGCGGCTGCATCCCCTCGTCGACGGATGGATTCCAGTCTTCGATGTTTTCGGGATGCTGGTTGATTTCCATGCTAAAGCCGCCCTTCATCAGGGAGAGCAGCGCACGACGATTTTCAATCAGCTTGCCGTTTAGGCGAGGCAGTCGAATAGGCGTGTCTAGGCGTATCCATCGGCTGTAAATGGCATTGATGCCGGACAGCCGAACGTCAATCGAGCCTTTTACTTTCTGTTGAATGCGCAGCCAGTCTCGCTTGCCAAGACGGCGAGCCTGCCGCCACTGATGGCACCATCCGTAATCCCCCTCTTGCGCAAGAACACGGCCAGCCGAAAGTTGCGCCGCTGTATCTTCGAAAAAGTCCGTATCGCACGTTGAGTAGTCGGTCGCGGGATAGGTGAATTTCGGAATGAGGCGGTTACACTCGTCCTCGAAAAGCACGTCGTATTGTATCTGGTGGCCGATGATATCGGCGTCCGTCAGCGTGCCGACGCGCGTCTCGCGAAACTTGCCGACCGTGAGCAATAACGCCCCGTCGCCACGTTCCGCCATCCAGCCGTCACAGGTCGCCAGAATTGCGTTTGTGCCAACCTTTGGGCTGTTCTCCGTCGTATCCCAGCCGTTGCACTGGTAGCGCTTTTCTGTGCCTCCGCCGGCCAACGGCACGTCTTCGTCGCAGATGTCCGCTTCCTCGATCCACATGTCGAGAACGGGAAGAATGGCTTTGCGATAGTCGCGGCGAGACCCGAATTCGTTGAAGCATTCGTGCCAGGCAAGAATTAGCGCGCTATTGCGCGTCCAGCCCCATGTCGCGGGGTTGTTCGGGTCTTGGGCCAGGTCGCGATAATCCCAACAGAGAGCGCCATCAACCTCAACCGAGAGAGACGGCGGCCCGAATGGGAATCGCTTCTGCTGGTTCTTGGCTTCGGTGCTTTCCGCAATCATCATGACGGACGTCTGTCCGTCGCCGCGGTGATTATTGGTCCAGATGCCGGACGCGCCTAGTTCGGCTACGAGCGGCGCGTAAGCTGTCTCGGTCGGCGCGCCGATGCGCGATTGAATTCTGACGTTGTTGCCGTATCGGCCGCCGTCGTCGTTGGTCGTGAAGCCGTTGGCATCGATCTCGACTTCATCGTCGTGAAGCCAATAGCGGTTGACCGATTTGATGCGATGGCCGGCGATGGCCTGAACCGCGAAAAGGTTCTTGCCGCTTGCCTCCCAAAGCATGTAAGAACCGGCCAACCGCAGGCGGCCGACCGTCCAAATGCGGTAAGGCACACCTTGTGATTTTGGCACCTTGCCGTCTTCGGGCTTCGGCGGCTTCGGCGCGAGCGCCATTTGAATGCCGATAGAGATTGCCGTGGTGACAATCGCTGTCGTCAAGCTGCCGAGCGTTGCGGCTGCTGACACACCGAAAATCGTGCCTGTGACGCCTAGCTGCGTGAAAACGGCGGTAAAAATCGGCGTGAAGATCGGGTCGCGGCGCGCTATGGGATAATGCGTCGTGGTATTCTTGAGTGTCGCTTCCCAGACTTGACGCTGAAACGGTAGGCTGTAGGCATGGTCGTAGAAGCGGTCATTTTTCACCTAGACAGCCTCCAAGAAGCGATAAAATCTGATTTCTTGCCGACGACGCCGGCGGGCGTGAGCACCAACCAAAGCGGGCCAAATCGAATGGCGCCGACCTCGTGCCCGTCCGGTATGCGGATAGCGCCGACGTCGCCGTCGGCTGGCGTGTCGGCGCGAACGAACCCCAGAGGCTCCAGATGGCCAGCCATGAACGGAACGAGGCCGCCCGCCGCATCTAGCAGCGCGTGCGCGCCCTCTTCCGTGCGGTATGTCCCCCGCAGCCGTTCAGCCGGGTCGATCCCAACCTGCTCGGAAATCCACGAGGCGCAGAATGTCGTGCAGTCGTCGCCGCCTACCCCGCCCCACCGAAAGCGGTGCGGGAGCGCCTTGAATTCGTGCAATGTCATGAAGCCCCTCAGCGGAAATGATTAGTAATTCGGCCAGACCGGCTGCACGCCTCGAGCGAGGCGTTGGACTTGCTTGCAGAAGTCATCGGTCGGTGACAAAGACTTCTGCATGGCGTCGGACCACAGCACGCGTGCGGGTCGCGAGCGCGTTGACTCTCCGGTTACGACGGATAGGGAAAGCGTTAGCGTTGGCGAATTCTCGCCTTGCGCTGCCTCGCCAGATTCGCTGACGTGTGACGCCGTTCCTGCCCAGATCGGCACAACGGCGCCCATCGGCTGAAAATAGTCGTCGAGTGTCGTCAGGCCCATTTGCACGGTCGCACCGCGAACGGCTGGAATGCTGTCGAGCATCTTGGCGCCAGTTGTTGCGTCGACGCCTGAAACGGTGAAGTCGACGCTATCGGCCGTGCCGTTTACCAGCACCTCGAGCGTTGGCACGCCGATAAGCCTGCCGCCTCCGAGATAGACCGTGCCGTCCGGATCGATGCTATCAAAGCCAGCCGGGATGTCGTTGACGCCAAACCAGAGATGCAATGCCGGGTCGGTGTCGACACGTAGGAAGATGCCGAGTTGATGGCTGCCGCGCATCGCCTCGATAATGTTGGGTGGAATCCAGTCCATGCGCTCTCCGCCGGGGCTAGAACGCCTCCGAAAACTGAATGGTCTGCTGCGTCACGAAGAACGCCTCGACGACCGATGGAAGGGTGAAGTCACCGCGGAACTTGGCGACGAAGCGAGGGCGAGCGAATTCAACGCGCGTACCGACGGTCACCGCCTCACGAAGGGGCGGCGCGAGTGCGAGCGTATAGACTGGGTTCTCTTCGTCGGTGACGCCGAGAACGTCCCAATAGCGGTAGGCTCGCCAGCCCTTCGTCGGGTGGTAAATCGAAAACCAATCAGACCAGCGCAGCGGCCTAGCAAGCCCGTAGACGCGCATCGAGACGATGCCGGCATTCAGGCTAGCCGCTTCGGTGATCTCGCCCCAGACGGTTGCCTGGCTGTATCCTGCGCCATCCGAAAACAACGATCCGTCCGAGTGCGGGATTGGCCGCATGATTGGCGTCGGGATGTTGGCCACTTTCGGGAACGGTCCAAACCAATCGGTGATGATCGGGACATTCAGAAAGCGGAAACCGCCGTTAAAGCGGGCACCGAGCCAATTGACGTATTCGTATTGTTCAGGCTGGACAATTTTGCAGTCTTCGTAAGTGGCGGTGACAAGGCCGCCGCCACTCATTTCGATAGTCTGGCTTTCGCCGGTACCGTTTCGCCCGCCGTCAATACTTGAGCCGGCGACGTCAAACGTGGTCTTCGCTGGCCCCAAGAAGTTTGCGGCCAGCGTCGGAAGGCTTGTATAATTGGCCAAAATATTGCTCCGGGCGGTTGTATTTCGTCAGCGGAAACGCTAGATAGAAGGTGAGCGGTGCGGCCGTTGCGAGCGCGAAACCCAAAGTGGAATCGCCGCACCCCTCAACTCTTCCTCGCATTCCACTTGTTTTGGTTGCTGCCGAACCCGCCGCGGACTTGCGAATCGTTGTACTGGCCAAGGCCCTCAGAGACGCCTTGCTTCACCAGCGACCGCACATGGTCATCGCCGTTCGCGCCGTTGATGTGCACGTTCAGGACGCCCGGTTCGCCACCACCAGAGCCACTAGCCGCCATGGTTGAACGCAACGAAGGCGCACGCGGCGCGGATACCAATGCAGGTGTGACGAGGCCGCCCGAGGCAAAGTGAGCGCCCTTGCCGCCGCCGTTGATGTTCTCCAACAGCGCGCGGTGCTTCTTGGTGGCGTTGGCGTTGACGACAAACTCGCCGTTGGAAAGCCATGCAGGAACGCTATCGCTTGTGCCTGAACCGGGGCCAGAGACGTGGCCGCCGTCGGCTAGACCGATGACATCGCCAAGAGTGCTGTTTGGCGCCCAAAGCGGGCTTGTCGGAGAGATGCCGCCAAACAGTTTTCCGATGCCGCCCCAAAGACCGCTGTATTGGCCTACCGCGCTACCGCTATTGGGTGAGAGGCTTATGCTGCTAAGGCTAGATCCAAGTTTTCCCAGGCCACCGCCGAACCCATCAAGGTTCTTTGTTGCCGCGTCGGCTGCCTTAGCCATGTTATTGACGGCATCAACTGAACTATTAGCGCCGCCCGTGCCAATCCCCTGCCAATTGCTGATGCCGGTATTTTTGGCGCCGTACCAAGCCCCCCAGCCGTTCTTGGCGGCGTGGTCGAGCGCGAAATCAACGCCCGCCGGCCCGTTCTGCGCAAGCGCAGGGTCTAGGCCGGTCTGCTTCTGGAACTCGTTGCCGAGACCGCCGCCCTTATAAAGCTGGAACGGCCCAAAGCTTGGCTCCTGAACGCCGTTCTTGAAGACGCCGGACTGCATATTCCAAGAGGATAGGCCGCCCTCGGACTTCGCTACGGCAAGCGCGGTATTTGGATCTATGCCCCGCGCTGCTGCTGCCTTAGCGATGTAGGACGCAACGTTGGTTGTTGCGGCAATATCTGGCAACGGTGCACGCGTCACTGCGCCGACGGGTGCCGCACTAGACGAACCACCGAACACCTTAGCAACAGCCGCAGCGCCAGCTACGCCTATCCCCGCCCCCGCCCCGCCAGCGGCATTACCGCTAGGCAGGAATGCATTCACCAGCGAGTTTGTCAGCCGCTGGATAGCGGCGTCGCTCGCCTTGGTGAGTGCGTTAAGCAGCGAAGTCTTGATAGCATCGCCGAGCGCCTTACCGATATCGCCGCCATTGTTGACGACGTTATCGCGAATGCTCGTGAAGAAGCCATTCACCGTATCCTGCATCTCTGCAATCTGCAGATTTTGCCTGATACTCTTCGCTTCTGGCGAATTAAGGTCTACCGCCTGCCCTGCGCCCTGAAGGCGAGACGCGACTTGCTGCTCTTGTGGAGTCCTGAATAACTGATCTCTCTCGAAAGACAGATCCTTTTTCAGGTTCGCCTTGTTGTAGGCGTCTGTAAGCTGGCCGAGCTCCTGCGACTTCTGCTTGATCAGGTCGAGTTCTTTTTGGTCGACCTGCGTGCCGTTCTTCGCGGCATCAATCCGAAGCTGGCTTGTGAGCTCGTATTCTTTCCGAAGCGCGGCTGTCTCGCCGGCCGTCTTGCCGATCAGCGATACTTCAAGCTTTTGGTCTTCGACCGTCTTGTTGAGTGCTACCGCTCGATCGCGCTGCGCCTCAGTTAGGTCATGTTGAATTTGGATTTCAACAAGCATACCGGCTTGCTGAATTCTCTGCTTTCGCGCATCCGGTGTTTCATCGTTGTTATATTGCGCAGCAGCCGCCTGACGTGCCGCGTTGGCGCGTTCGAATGGCGATCGGGCGTTGATGCCCGCTTGCTGCGCCGCGAGCGCTTGGTTGGCCCTAGATGCGGCGATGCGCTGCTGCGTCTGAAACGCGGCATAGTCGCCCATATCGTCGGTGTTCGTCTTGCCTTGCGACAGCAGTTGGCCGTTTGGCCCAACATTGTTGAACAACAACGCCTTGCGAGCGTCCAGTTCCTTCAACTGAATATTCAGGTTAAGCAGTTCACGGCCAAGGATAATAACTTGGTCTGCTACTCTCCCAAGGCCGCTGCTTTTGCCAATCTGCTCGATGTCAGTATTGAACTGAGATAGATCAGGGTGGCCGTCGGCGATGCCAACTTTCAACCGGTCAATTGCAGCCTGGAACGGCGCGAGAGACTGGCTTGTTTCCTTGCCGTCCTCGCCAAGAACCTTGATGGTGCTGCTGACGGTTAGGGCATTTTCGCCAAGCGCCTTTACAGCGTCGGCGGTTGCCTGAAGGGCTTGCGGGTTGTCCGAAGATCCAGATAGAATTTGCAGCGTCTTGTCGACGCTCTTGTTGAACGTGTCGAGGTCCGGCGCACCATTGCGGGCGCTCTGCAAGAGTGCATCAACGGCAGGCTGGAACTGCGCCTGATCGCCAGGCAACTTCATCAGGCTCTTGATCGACGTGCCGGTATTGCCGGTAAGAGTCGACGCCCAAGTGTTGTTGCCAGTCAGCGTAGACGAAAACTTATCAGTCTGCTGGCGCGCAACGGCGCGCATAACGACTTCGTTGGTACGAAGAATCGCATCAACGCCGCTATTGCCACCAAGGCTCAGCGAAACCTTAATTTCATCGCCGAGCTGGTGATATGCTTCTTTCAGCAGATCAACGCTGTCAGTGTGCGCCTTTAGCGCGTCGTCCATCGTCTTGAGCGTTTTGGTGGACGACTGGAAATATTGAATAAGCGCGGCGGCGCCGGCAACCAAGCCGACAGTTACTAACTGAACCGGGCTAACCAGCGAGGCGAACCCGGCGGCGATCCCCTTTATCGCATCCTTGCCGCCACCGAACGTTTGCAGTGAATCAGCAAGCTGCATACCTTGCTGGAAGCCTACCGTTAATGGTTTTTGGCCACCCAATGCGGATACAAATGTATCCTGAAATTGCGCCGTAATATTAGCCGTTTGCCACGGCCTGGCAGACCGCTCATTTTGCCCAGGCCGTCCCGCCTGCTCAACGGCAGCATTGCGCCCCTTGATTGCGGCAATACTTGCGAGGGTTGCCTGCCGTTCGCGCGACTGTGCCGCGGTGAATTCTGCCGAACTAATGGCGCCGATCGCGTAAGCGCGCTTCAGGTCTGCCAAGTTCGATTTGTACTGATTGATAGTCGAGAACAGCGGATTGTACTTGGCGCGGAGCGCGTCAAGCTGCTTGCCTTGATCGGCAAGCGCGCCGTTCCATTCGTTAGTGGCCTTTGCGCCAATCCCGACCATGGCGTCGATGCGAGACTGCAGCGCAGTCGTCATCGATCGATCCATGTTCTTGCCGGCGCTATCGAATTTCTTCGATATTTGATCCGACGCCGTGCCGACGTCGCCGACCAGCTTGGTAAGGGCGCGCTTGACGGTCGTTAAGTCTGTGCTGATCGAAATAATCAGGTCGTCTTGATCAGCCATATAAACTCATCCTATAATAGAAAAGCCCGCGCTAGGCGGGCTCTCCGAGGGTCTGATGAAAACGGGTATGATTTTGATTGCGGCGCTGATTGCCGGCACCGCGCACGCTCAACAGATCGTTGATGCGTCTGGGAAGGCCATCGACGAGAAGGTGACCAAGGCCATGTTCTCGGCGCTGACATCTGAAGCGAAAGACCCGCTTTCAGCACAATTTATTGATTTGAGGTTCGCCAAAAGCCGACCGGAACTGGTGTGCGGCGAAGTGAACCTCAAAAACTCGTTCGGCGCCTACACTGGTTTCAAGCCGTTTGGCTTCAACACCGAGTACAATAATCTGCTGATGGACCAGAACTTGTCGGACTGCGCGCAGTAGGCGGCCTAACCATATTTCGCAATAATCGCGGCCATTTCGCCTTGTGATGGGCCTGCCGTCTCTTCCTCGCCGCCTTGCGCCTCGTTATGGCCCTTGATTGCGATGAAGAATTCCGTCAGCGTGGCGTCCCAAAAGTCAACGGGACGCCAGCCTAAGCCGCCGATCCCTGTTTTCATCCATTGACGCCATGGGAACGCTTCTTCAGGCTCTATGCCGCCGGAGCGGCCAGATCGTTTCCCTCGTCACCGTCGAAGTGGTGCGAAAGAGCCGCCGTGAACGCAGAGGCGCACGCCAGGAAGTGTTTTAGCTTCAGCTTGGCCAAAGCCTCTATCGCGTCGCCCTTGACTGTGAGCAGCGCTATGGCGGCCTCAGTCGCGGAGACTTCGACGCCGGAAAGACGTGTGAACAGGTCATTCAGCGACTTGCACTGTAGGCGGCTGGAAACAGCAGACAGGCCGCCCAATGTTGCCGCAATTACGAGCTCTACGTCGTCAATGACGAGGCGCACTTCGCCGCGCGCCTCGTTGACGGTATGCTTGAAAGCGACCACTTTCTTCTCCTCTTTAGCCATGATTACGCCTCAGCAACGAACGTCAGGACGTCGGCGGCCGTGAATGTGGCGCTGAAATCCATGTTCGGCTCGACATCGCCCGAGAAGTTAAAGCTCGTAACGAAGAATGGACCAGAGAATGTGCCGAGGCCGGGTACAACAACCTGCGCATTGAAGGCAGTGGCGTTGGTCACGTGCGTCATGAATGCCGACGCGTTGGCGCCTGCAACGTATGCGCCAGAACCCGTAAAGGTGCGGCTTGCAATGCCCGGTCGGCTAGTCTTCTGGACTACGTCGCCGGGATTCGTGCACGACGGGATCGTGGTGTCGATTTCGTTGGTCGACATGTCGAAACTGCGGGTCTTCAGACCGCACAGATTGGAAAAAGTTTCCGGATCGGCGCCATCGCCAATTTTGATAAGCAGCGTTCTGCCAAGAACCTGGCCGACTTGTGCCATATTAGTCTCCTAGATGTGGTGGTGGTTAGCGCGGTTGCGCTTGTTTGCCCTTGGTGGGGCTTGCCGCCCGCGCTAAGCAGTCGGCTTCTCGACGTAGGCCACCAGCTCGATGACCACGTGCGATGTGAGTCCGTCCGGATCGCGAAAGGCGCGGTTCTGGCGGTGATTTATGGAAATCAATCTGTTGGTCGCCAAGGTTAGTGGCGCTAGATGAAGCGACTCCGCCACGGCATCAGCCACGCGCTTCGCTTCGGGAAATCCGACTGCGCGCGACCACGCATGGAGCGTGAGATAAACGGCGCCTGCCGAGATGCATGTTGCATCGTCGCGGATGAACTGCGCCTCCCCGAGTGTAACGTATGGAAATGCCGCAGGATCGGGCGGCTGGTCGTATACGCGGCCCTGAACTAGCGTAGTTAGCGTGGCATCAGCCTTAAGGCGCGCGACCATGGCGGCCTGAAGCTCTAGATCTGGACTGGCCATGCTTACGCTCCGGTCTTATTCATAGCCTCGCGCACACCCTTACGGATGGCGGCCTGAATTTTCTGCTTGGCGGTCTTTTTGTAGGATCGCCACGTCGGAAAGATATGTGCTTGAGCCTGCGTGCCGGGGTGTTGCGTCCCGCCGCCAGCCGTGTGTGTTGCCTGCCCTAAAGCAGTTCCGCCACCTGGCGCCGTATTGTGCGGCGCAGTCCCAAATTCCAAGAAATTCCAGATCCACTCAGCGAAAATCCCCGCTGCATCTGGGTCTTTTGTTGGCGTGATGCCTACCTGCTTGGCGTCGGGGTGATTCTTGAGCAGATCACCCGCAATACTTTCCGCATATTCCAGCGTGGCGCCCCGTGGTGCGGCGTCGCGCATCTTCTCAGCCGCCTCTTCGGCGACCGCTAACTTTGCGGCATTGGCATATTTGGTGGCGGCTGGAGCCAACTGATCAAGCTTCGCAGTCAGCGCTTCACGGCCAAGGATTTTGGCTTTCAACGCCATTACGTCGCAACTCCCTGCGTGGCCATCATATCGATGTACGCATTCTTTTCGTCGATATTGGCCGCTGACGTGATGTTGAAGAGTCGCGATGGATTGCGCGCATCAACTGCCCGCCACGCCGTGGCGACCGCCCTTGCGGCGACGTGGCTGCGAACGCGAATGATGTACGGCTGCACGCCAGTAAGGCGGGCCGCAATCACGGGCTCGGATCCAGTCAACGGAATGAGCTCTGCTGCGGCTGTGAATTGGGTGGCGAAATCGCCAGAGACTTCGTTTCCGAATCCATCGTCGACGAGCGCGCGCACTTGAAAGTGTAGCTTCTCGCGGAGTCTTGGGATGCCTGGTCTTATCGGCGCCATTTCAGCCTCCCCAAACCTTCCGGCCGCTCACACAGCACAGCAACGGAGCCGGCCGCCCTCACACATTCATGCGTAACCAGATAGCGGCCATCCTTGAGCGGGCCGCCGTCCGGTTTGAAAACGATTGTGACGGCTGGTGTTGCGTGCCAGTTGAAGCGGGCCGCGAACCGTACCCACATTTTAGAGCGTCACACCGCTGTCTTGGATATCAACGGCAAGCACAGTGGCGCTCTTGGCGAGACCGATCAGGATTGTGTCCATGCCGGTTGCAAGGTCAGCAACAGGGCAGATGCCGCCCGCCGTTGCCGACAAATACAGAGCTGCGCCGGGGGTGAGCGTCCCGCCGATCGTGATGTCGCCAGACTTCAGGATAGAAACGGGCTGGTTCAGCGATGCACCGTTGAGGGCAATGCCGTTGACCTGACGCGTGCCAGTGCCGTTGTTGTCAGAGAGCATCCACCGATTGGTGGCCGCGTTCAGGAAGATGGCCTTGCCTGCGACTATGGTTTCGCCTGCCGTGCCGATATCGCGCGTGGCATTGGTGCCGGCCACGACGTTTGCTGGTACTACAACAATATCCGTCATCTATTAAGCCTTCAGTGCGGCGACAATATCAGCCGCGGTAGAAGCAGCAGTCAGGGCGGCAATCTGCGACTTAATCTTGATTGCATTCTGTGCCGCGGCATCGAGGCCGGTAACAGTCGAGCCAGCCTTAACCGTCAGCTTGCCGCCGGCATCAACTACGAGTTCATCAGGGCCGTTGAAATGGACATTGGCCGAATAATCACCTACGGGCATACTTGCCTCCTTGCGTCACGCGAACCTGCCGACGCGATACTTGTTGAGAATGGTTTCCACGGTAAACGGAACCTCGACAGCAACGGCGCGCTCTCCAGCGACAACGTTTTCGCGGTTCTCAAACCAATGGCCGAGAAGAAGCAGAAGCGCAGCCTTCAGATCGGCCGGCGTGGATGCGAAGCCGGCGGTAAAGTCGACCTTCACGGCGCCTAGATAGTTGATCGTTATCGGCCACATGCCGCCATAGAGCGGCGAAATTCTTGCTGGCGTCGATTCGATGTCAACGACGTATTGGTCTGCCGGAACGATATGCATGGCGCCAGTGTCGTCGGTGTACGAAACTTGCTCAACCGATGTCGTAGGTCCAAGCGGAATCGAAATCGCACTATAGATGGCGCCAACGTCGAGATACGCGGCGCCGTAGCCGTAAGCGGGGCTGAAACCGTTGATCAGATTGCGCGAATAAAAGCTGTCCAGCGATAGGCGCCACTTCTGCGGCGTCAACGCCAACCCAATACCGTTCGGACCCTCTACAAAGGCCGTCACTGCATCAAGCAATAGCTGAATGTGCTCGTCTTCGTCGTCGTGGTAGATCCGGAGATGTCGCTTGGCCGCATCCAGATCGATCGGTGCGGTTGCTGGACCATCCAGAAGGGTAAGCCTTGACCAATCGGTCATTTCTTGGCCCTCCGCGCCGGCTTAGCGGTCTCTTCGATCACGTCTTCAGCAACAGCCAAGCCGCGCTCAATCAAGCGCAATGCGTCAGCATCATCCCACTCCACGACCTTGCCGGCTTTGTAATGCCTCATGACGCCAGAAAGCGCCGTAAGCAGTCGAATACGCAAAGGCACCTCCTATGTGGATATTTCATTGGGAAAGTTGAGGTAGCATTCGGCGCCCCAAGCCGCGAAAGCGGCTTTGTCATAGACGCGCGCGGCCGCCTCTGGGGTGGTGAACCTACCTAAGTTTATTTGCTTTCCGTCTAATTTTATCCTGGCAAGATATTTTCCGCGGTCTTTGTCAAGATTTACGCCCTTGAAATCACCCTTGGGCATCTCAATCAGTTTCATGTTCGTAATCGCAGATAGGTGCTCTGCGCTCAAACTCTTGCCGCGGTGGGCTGCGCCAATCTTTGCGCGCGTTTCGGCGCTAGGATTTTTCTTGGCCTCGCTTAGATTGGCTCGGTGATCTTCACTAAAGCGCTTTCCTAGATGAGAGACTCGTATCTTTTCCCTAGATTCAACGCTGTGCTTCCTACCTAATTTGGCAGAACTCATTTTTAGGCGAGTATCATCTCCTGGTTTCCGCCCACTGTTGGCGGCGCTAATCTTAGCGCGCGACACGGCACTGACTGATTTGCCTATCTGCCACGCGCCCATCTTTTTGCGGGTTTCCTTACTGGGAGAATGGCCGCTCATGCCTTCGCCGCCGTCTGTAAGGTTTGCCAACACACCAGTGCCGTTATCGCGCCGCCCAAAAAGCTTGATGTATGCCATCTCTAGGCTAAAGGCGTCACTTTCGCGCAGGCCTTCTTGCCATCGCACGATGCGCGGCTCTTTGCCTTCTTCGCGTATTTTTGCGACTATGCGCTTGAATATGACGTTGGTCTTAGGAAAGACATCGCGCCTTCCGCATCCTTTGCCAACGTAGAATGGCCTACCATCTGGATAGAGCCAAGCGTAAACATAAAAACGTAAATAGTCATTGTCATTGTCAGCAGCCGGCGGGCCGCTATCAACATTACGCATGCAAGGTGTCCAATCCTGCGTCCAGTTGTGGTGTTCGGCAGGCGCCTGGACAGACGCTCTTCGGGCTGCAGACCCTAGCCGAACAATGGGCATATAGGCAGCTACCCGCCTATATGCAACTTACGGATGGGACAGAACCTTAACCGCGTTCTGGTCCAAAAGTTCACCGTCAAAACGGGTGAAGCCGATGAAGCCGGTCTGGTCGAAGTCGGCGTAACGCTCGACGAGGCGCTTGATCGAGAATTCGTTGACCTTGCGGACAACGTAGCGATTGAACGCGCCGAATGCGATCGTCTTGGCGCCGGTTGCAATGGAAGCAACTGCCTGGTTGACCGAGTACGGCATATTCAGAATGGTGTCAGGCTGGCCGGTAGTAACGTTGGCCGGCTGCCAGATATATTCGCCCTCACCATTTTTCAATTTTCTCAACGCCTTCAGCGTGGAGTCATTGAACATGAAGCGGCAAGACGGATCGGAGCGATAGGCAGGGTCAACGCTGTGATAGGTCTCAATCAAATCGTCAAAACTGATCGCAGTCGCACTGCCGGCAGTAAAGCCGGCGCCGGCAGCGGCGATAATGCCGTGCGGCTTGGACGAGCCGTCTCCCGTGGTCAGGTGGGTGTTGGCGATGCGGCCGATACGCTCAGCCATGGCATCGCGAACGATCGCCTCTACGTCGAGAACAGCGTCTTGCAGAAGTTCGCTCGAAACCAGAACGACGCCAGAGGTGTACTTGTACGCCTCAAGGGTCTTGGTGCCGAAAGCCATTTCAGCGAGGGCGACCTGCGTGTTTTCCGCAATGAGCGCGCCGGTATTCGACGTGTCGTCCATGGTCGGCCACGGAATGGTATTGCCGGTAGCCGTATTCAGGACGCGGGTAACACCCGGATCAAGCATCGGACCCCAAGCCTTCAGGCTCTTGACGAGCTCTGCCATGAAGCCCTGCGGAACGAGGTAGCCGCCGTCGGCGCCAGGAGCGGTGGCCTGCGGGCCGGCGCGAAGTTCGCGAACAATCTGGCGCTGCTCAGGCGAAAGGCCCTCAAGACCGTGACGCAGATAGCCGTTGAAGGCTTCGGCACGCCGTTCGTCGAGCGGGCGCTCGTCAGCCTTCACAACCTTGGCCTGGCGGGTTTCGCCGAGCGGGCGACGGTCACCCTCGATGGAATTCAGTTCAGCTTCGCGGGCCTCAAGGGCCTCTTCGCGGGCGATGGTGGCGCCGACGCGGTCATATTCTGCCATGGCCTTATCATGAGCGGCGTCAATTTCAGCAACGCGGGCTTCCGTGGTGCTGTCGTTGATTTCGTCGCGAAGGGCGCGGGCATCTGCAACAAGCTTCAACTGCTTTTCGCGCAGTTCGGTAATTTTAGACAATGCAGTCTCCAATGCAAAAAGCCCCGCGCGGCGAGGCTTTGTTTGTGGTGGTTTTGGTGGGTGACAGCGCCTGGTCAGCGCGTGCTGCGGACCTTTATGTCAAGGTCCATCTTGAGCCGCGCCTTAATGGCGTCGGCTCTTATTACCGGCGCTGCCGCCGGATCGGTAATTTCTGGCGTGGGCGCGTTGGCGGAGCGCCATTCATCGAGCGAGCGAACGGCTACAGTGGTGTCGGTGTAGGCTGGAAACGTTACGATCGAAATTTCGTTGATTTCCACCTTCTGAAGCGTGCGGCTTGGCATGTCTCCAGTGTCATCCCACGTCTGCTTTACAGCCAGGAAGTCAAACGAACATCCGCTGATATCTCCGCGCTCGACAAGCGTTCTAACGTCATTGCCGAGAGTTGTGTTAGGAATATCGACCTCAAATCGCAGCCCATGTGCATCTTCAGACAGACGCAGCGTGCCGCTTTTAGTGCGTCCGAGCACGTTTCCGCTCTGATGATTGAACAGGCACCGGACGTCGCCCTTGATCGTATCAGCAAATGCGCCAGGCGCGATCTGCTCAACGAAATAGTCACCAATCCCAGTCGGAGAATTGAAAACGGCCGCGTAACCCTCTAAAGTGGTGCCGCCGCTCTCATTTGCGCGCAGTTCGATCTTATGCGCAGTTCGTTTTTCAACGCTTGTCATGCGGCGTTCGCCTCGTCGGTCTTGTTGTTGTCGTTGGCGGGCTTGGCGTCGGCAGGCTTCGTCGCAGACATGTTCTGCATCCCTAGAGGGACCGTGGCGCCTTGGATGTATAACTTGTCTGCCTCACCACCCTCTGCTGGCCAATTTTCAAGCCCACGTATCTCATCAGGCTTCAAAATAGCGTTCTGAACGGCAGTCGCATAACCAGTCATGCGGGCGACAAAATCGCCGCGAAGCAATGAATCTTGGTTGAAAGACACGAAGTTCTTCGTATTGCGGGCGGTGAATAGCTTAAGATTTAGTTCCTGCTCCCAAGCAACGAGCCATTGCATTAGTGTATGCTTGGTGAAGTTTAGATCTTGTTGCTCGACATTGCTGAAAGTTCCATGCGTCAAATCTTGCAGAAACGCTGGCGGAAGATTAAAAATCCGCGCCACTTCCTCGATCTGGTAACGCCTCGCATCAATCATCTGAGACTTGTCAGGATCGATACCAACCGGCTTAAGTTCGTGCCCTGCTGGCATGATCAGGACGTTTCGGCGCTCCGCATTAGCGTCTCGAATGGCCTTGGTTACGTCAGAGGCGGCCCTCGATGCGGCTGCCGGCGAGCCCACAGGCCCATACAACGCCAGAGGCGGCACGCCGCCATTCAAAAACAGCTTCTCAGCGTAGGATTCAAGCGCTATCGCAAGACCAACCGCCTTGGCTAGTCGCTGTATTGGTGCGACATGACACAGGCCGTCAGGTTCAAGCATGAACGGCACATCGATGATTTCCGACGCCGCGTATTCTATTTTGCGCGCGCCTTCGTCGTAGATGTAAAACTTCCTGCCGCCGCGCCGCTCAACCGTCACCAGCAAGGGATTCAGCGGCCAAAGGTTAGTCACCCTGCCCGCTTTGTTCCGCTCGATGAAAGTGAATGCGCGCCCCAAGGTCAGAATATTGACCATGGAGTATTTGCGCCAGGCAAACGACGTCCATTCCGGGTTGGGGGCGTCCTGCAGAATGGCGTAAAGCGGGTTTGCTTCCGCAGCTTCCCTGCCGGCCTCGTTCTTCACGAAGAGCTCTAGCGGCAATGACGCCAGCGTGCCGGCGAGAAAGTTGACGGCGCACCAGACTGCAGGAACGCCAAGAGCGGTCTCGACTGTCACAGGTACGCCGCTGGCCGCGTTCCACGTCTCGAACATCGAGCGCCACGCGCCGACGTCGGATAGCGGCACGCTTGGATTTTCCAAGCTGGCGCGCGTTTCCGTCTTCTTGTCAAAAGGCCACATTAAAACACCTTGCCGCCGTCATACGACGGCAATCTGAAATTCCGGATCTTCCCAAGGGCTCGCCGCAGGTTTGATCTCGACGAAACCATCAACCGCGGCGCCAACGGCCATCGCGCTCGCGACAGCAGGATCTATCCTCACCGTTGACTTCTTCTTCGAAAACCACTGGTTGCCCATAAGAGGATCAGTTTCGATCGATACGCCCATTAGCGCGCCAAGCAGAACTGGCGACTTACGCAACCGAATCCGCTCTTCGAGGATAAGCGTTTCCAAAGAAGCAACGCTGCCAGGCATCCAAAGCCCTAGAGGAGGCTCAAGGCCGGCGTCTTTCGCCGCCTGCACCTTCTCTTCGTCTGGCTTTGCACGTTTCTTGCCGCCCTGCGGGTGCGCTACGGTCTTGATATCGACACCGTATTCGTCGAGCTCTTGTTCGAACTTGTCGAATGCATAGCGGTCGAACGCCAGAACGTTGATGCCGTGCTCGGTATTCAGGCGAGCAAACAATGCTGCCACATGGTCATATCGAATGCGCTGGCCTTCGGGAGCATGGATATATGGCTGCGTCGTTCCGGGGTGGAACGTCTCGTTCCACAGCCGATAGGGCACGTTGTCTTGTTTAGACCGCTCATCCATCGTGTCGCGCGGCGTCCAAGCCTCAATCCAAAGATCGTAGGTGGGCAACTCCGCTTCCGTTCCGTCCTCGCGCTCCACGCGCTTGGTGCCGGTTTCAATCGCGAATGCAGCGGCCGTCAAATCCTTCGCGCCGGACAAATCGAGGCCGGCCGCGGTGATCTTCTTGCCCTTGTGCTCGACATACGGGTCGAAGTCGACCATCACTTTTTCAAGGATCGGCCGCGGTATCCATGCCGTGTCGGCCTCAGTCCAGACGCAAAAGTGCAACCGCAGAATGCCGTTGCGCTTCGAAGGAATGTCCTTCGCCTGGTTGACGACGCCAGCAAGATAATCGTGCTTGAGCGTCACGCCGAAAAGCGGGTTTGCCTTCTGCCAGCAAGTCGGATCCGTAAAAGGATCGTCGTCTTTGTCGAGCGCGCAAACATACGAAAACGTCGTGTCGTCGACGACTTCACCAACATAGGTAAAATCATCGTCTGGCGTCTGCGTGCCGGCGGCAACCTTAACTGCGTGCTGGTGCTCATCCCAGCAGATTGAATTCCTATCCGAGCCGCTGTTCGTGATCATGAACAGGAGCGGCTGGCGACGGAACTTAAAACCGCGCTCCAGCATCTCGATGACTTTGCCATCTGGATGCTCGTGGATTTCGTCGCAGAGCGCGATATACGGACGCGGGCCGCTATGGGCACCTTCACGCGAGATCGGCCGGAAGAAAGATCGCTTCTTGAGGTACGAAAGATTCCAAACCGGGTTGCCGCCAGATGGCGTCAGCTTCGACTTGAGCGACGGCGACTGCTCGTACATAGCCACGGCATCGCGGAACAGAACGAAAGCCTGATCCTTGTTGGCTGCGGCCGCATAGATTTCAGCCGCCGCCTCGCCGTCAGACGTTAAGCAGTAATGCCCGATGCCTGCAGCCAGCGGCGACTTGCCGTTGCCTTTGCCCTCTTCGATATACGCGCGTCGAAAGCGTCGCAGGATTGCGCCGTCCGATTCAACGCGCTTCCATCCGAAGATAGAGCCAATCTTGAACTGCTGCGAAATATGCGGGTTGAAAGGCCTACTTTCGAACTGGCCGCCGTTTAGGCGAAGCACAGCCGGGAAGAAGCGCAGAACACGGCCAGCAGCTTCTGGATCCCAATGCACTCCTCGCGCCGGGCCATTCTTGCGATCGTCACGATGGCGACGGCAGGCGTTGCGCACATGCGGGCCAGCGACGATGTCGCCCTTGATTACTGCTTCTGCATATTCGTCTACAGGACCAGTCGGATACGGTGGATTGAAGTGGGCCGGAAGTTCAACGCCAGCCGAAACGCTAGTCGAAGAACTCGTCGGCCGGATCCGTCTTTTCGCCATCTGGTTTCGCTCCCGCCTTCGAAGCATCAGCCGGCGTCGCGCCCATTTGCCCGTAGCACTGACGTAGAAGGTTCATGGCTTGCACGCCAACGTCGTCGCCCTTCATCATCCTGCCGCGAATATTAGCGGCGATCGCCAGGTGCCCGCGGTGGCTCCAATTGAGCCAAGGCACCTCAGATGCAATTTCGCGCCATGCCTGTTGCGCGTGTTCACTTAGCCATTCAAACGGCTCTCCGACAGTCTCGATGACGGTCGGTTCGTTGCGTATATCGAAGCGACCCTTGTTCTTTTTGTCGGCTCCGGTGACGGCAGCCTTCGCTCTTGGGGTTCTAGGCCGCGGCATTCTCTTGCTCGTACAGTTCCGGCATATCGGTGTAACCTTTCCGCCAGTTCTGCACTGCGCCAAGAGGACGCAAATTGCTCAACGCCCAAGCCTTCTTGAACTCAGGATCATCTGGCGTCTCGTAGTTAAATGAAGCAAGAGGCTTGATGTGGTCGATATGCCAGCCATAGAAGCCGTAATTATCCCACGTCATCCACGGCTCAAACTGAGCCTCAAGATGCGCCATAAGTTGCTCAAGAGTGTAACCGACAAGCGCGAATGAGCGCCTACCGTTCTTTGAACCCTTGCGAATTCCTCTGCCGACGCCGCATGATATTGCATTGTCGATCTTGCCGCGGGGGGTGGAGAGGTTGTCGTTTGCTGCCGCGAGAATCTTGTTGCGGTTGGTCGCGTAATAGTCGCGCCCGTACTCGCGAGCCTTATTAAGATTTCTTTGCCGCCGAACGCGGGCATCAGCTTTTGTGCATTCTTTGCACCACGGGGATATTCCGCCCTGCCCTTTGTTATTGGCGTAGAATTCATCGCGCGTTTTGTAACAACCGCACTGGGTGCAAGTTCTCCCCTGCATGCAACTTTACCCCCATGATTTGAATTGTGGCATTGTGTACGAATGGCCCCCGCCGGTACCTTGGCGTCGCGGTAGCAGAGATTCGACCCGCCCCTCCCCGGCCAAAACCTTCATCATACCACACCCCGATGAATCATGTCAACAACAAATTCAATAAAATCATCGCTTTATCGATTTATTTTCATGTTATTTGTGAACTAGATCGGCCATCCATCCGCGCCATAGCGCACCACGGTCTTGCCGTTGTCCTCTAACTGGCCACGCGAGGAGTGGCATGGCGTGCATGTGCTGACGAATGGACCAGACCAGAAGATCTCTTCCGACCCTCTATGTGGTGTCGGATGGTGCACTTCGTTAGCTGCGGTAATCTCTTCCCGCTCTAAGCACCACTCGCACAATGGCTGAATGGACAACTGCGCATGCCTGATGGCGCGCCAACGTGCCGATTTATAAAGGCGTCGATAGCGTTCGGCTTCTTCGCTGCGATGATCTGTCATATGGAGCCGCCACCAGGATTTGAACCCGAACCAACTGGATACAAGCCAGACACGCTACCGTTACGCCATGGCGGCAAATGCAAAAGCGGCAGGGAGTGCATAGTGCACTCTACCTGCCGCACGACCGCCAGTCGCCGGAGGAGGCAGCGCCATGGCGATGGAGTAACGAAGATGGTGAATGTGGGTTGGCACACACTCACGGTATGCTGTCCATGCACTACCGCCAATCTATTGGAGGCATGGCTAAAGGCGGATACCATCACTGGGCCGCAACATCTTCGTGTTCTTGGATAGTTACCCGGCACGAGGCCGGGTCGATCGCCTTGAATGGTATCGGCGCATCGAGAGCGGTGTGTTTGCTTTTCAACAAACCCTTCATAAATACCGCTCCGTGCGCCAATCAGCGCATGCGTTAGGCTGCGATGTCTTGTCGGCGTACTTCACCGATGCAGTCGCGCAGGGTAACAAGCGCCGTGTGAACCAACGCCCTACCTGCTCCCTGTGCGCCGCTTCGATTGGCGACTCCGAATGCATTGCCAACTTCCGCCAACGTCTTTCCGTCGATGCATGCCAATTCAAACGGCTCGCACAGATGGCCTAGTCGTCGCTGCAGATTGTGAAGTTTCTGTTGCGCGTCGATCATGTCATTTACTGGCCGGTCGCCGTTCCAAATCTTCGGCACGTTCGAATAGCCGCTATCGGGCTTTTCGCTATCCGTCGACGTCTTGCGCTTGGCCGGCGTCTCCTTGGTTTCCTTCGAAACGACACGGACGCCTTTGTATGCGATTTCGCCACTTGGTTTGATCCATTGCCGCTGGTCGAGCGAAACACCTTCGCCGAGCGCAACAGTAGTTCCACCAAGCATGGCCTCGCTCTTGGCAGCGTCGTAGATCTTCCGATACACCATCGCGTACTTCAGGAGATCAGCGTTGCCTTCCTTGATAAGCGCTGTTGCAAGCGGCCAAGCGATATTGTCATTTGCTGCCGTGCCGTCCCAGTCGGCGCCTCGCTTCGCCATCTTGGCAAGTCGCACTTTTTGGGTGTGCACACCTTCGCGCTCGTGGGCCGTATAGGAGATTCTGGAAGAAAGATTTGAGCCGTCGCCAGAGAGGGCGATCGTACGTCTGCTGTTGCTGGTGGGCTTGGTGTTTGCGGTCTTGGCTGGCTTAGACATTGATGCTGTCCCCCATAAATTGCACGAATTCGTGGCCATGTGTTTGTAGGCGACTGAAGGTCTTTCCTTCCTTTTCAACGCACTCTGTGCAAATGCAGTGACCGACCCGTCCTGCCTTCTTCTTCATCTCTGGAGGGAATTTTGAAATGTGCATGGTGTTGAAACACGTCATGCACTGGACCCACTTAAATGCCATTATGCTGCCCTCCAAAGCTCAGACAGCGGCGTCATGGCGCAGTATCTGGTGTGGCTATAGAAAAGCGAGCCCTCAATGGCAGTGTGCGCATCGCTTGGCGAGCACTGGAACCATTCTCCTTCAAGCCTTGAGTACAGCCGCTCGGCTACGGTATGCGCATTCTTTTCGGCTTCGTCCGCATCAGCTTGGCTCATCCAGAAAACACGGTGGATGAAAAGTTTTCTTGGGTTCCCTGTTTGTAGCTGAGCTAGCCGATATGGCGGGTTTGCTGCCTTGCCTATCTTCACCTCTCGCCCGTAGATGTCGGAAATCACATATACGGCGCATTGGACTTTTGGCGTCTTGCAGACGTTCACGACTTCGGTTGCCTCCACGACCATATCGTAGAACTCAACAAGCGGCTTTGAGAGCGCGGCAACTTCAGCCTTGCTCATATCAACGAATGCCGGAACAACCCATTCGACGTTGCCGGCTCCTGTCTCGTATCTTTGCTGGATCTCATTGTCGTTGTCGGCATGTCTAGCCATTTCGTCCCCTCGGCTGCGGTGATTGGTATCGTAGATATTGCTGTAAAGTTACAAATTTGTCAAGGGCGGAACGGGAAAAGGCCGCACGGTGGCGGCCTTGGTGGGGTGTGGGGTCTTAGAGGATTTCTATTTTGTGCCGGTGATTTAAGCAAATTACCTGAGCTTAGCGATGTCGGATTCTTCAACAACCTTCCAGCCGTAGCCTACGTGCATCTTTGCCCAGAATTCGCCTTCGCCGCCCTTAAGGGTCCAACAGCGGCCTGTCTGCACCATGACGTTGTTAGCTTCTTCTTCGGTCTTGAAAGTTGCCTTAATCATCACTGCATCTCCTCAGTTTGGTGCGTTTCGGTAATTATGGTTTTACTGCATTCTACAAATTTGTCAAGCGTTGTTGGCGACTTTCTACAAATTTGTCAAATCCCCACACAAGCCCACCAGCGGCTAATATTTGCCAAACCCCAATCACGAGCCACCCGCCCTATCCTCGCGCGCTGACGGGCAACGTCGTGGCAGCGTGGTTGTCATTGGCAGGAACGGCTGTGGCATGGAGCCAACCACGTACCAGCGCGACGCTACGCTCCACGGCTTCCTCAGGCGTAGAAGACTCGACGACAGCAATCTCAAAGCCCAAAGCGCGCAACAACGGAAAGCGTTTCTCCTGGCTATCCGTGAGGCTGCCTTCTGCGCCCTTCATCTCGATGCAGCGAAGGACGCCACCAGCGAAGTACAGGCGAACGTCTGGCTCGCCGGCTGCCATGCCTGCCGCCTTCAGTCTCACCGCAGCATTGCGGCCACGGAAACCGGAGCCATTCTGGTCGGCGGCGAGCGTGAACGTGCCGTGGCGAACGTCTCCAGCCTTGGCGACGTACTCGGCCATCCGCTTAAGCTCGCGGACGGCGGCAATCTGCAGATCGATTTCGAGAACCGGAGCCGCCTTCACGGCTACCCTCGTTCCAGCCGCACTGGTCGTCGTTACGATGCGGACGCGCTTGCCGTTAAGGCGGGTGGTCTGTGTGGTGCGGGCCATGGTGTCTCCTGTGTGGTGGGTGGTGAAGCGAACTATCCAATTTTCAAAGGCCCCTTATATAGACCCCCTATAAGTACAGATATTTAGGTATCTATATAATGCGTTGGATAATTGGATAATTGTATATATATAGAATATAAGGCTTTGTATTCATTACATTTTTTGGCGTCCTAATTATCCATCCAAGCTTTCGAATTATCCCGGATAATTCTCCGAAATTTTTAATTATCCATGGATAGTTCTCACGCTTGGATGGATGATTGTCGCGTCGCCCATGCCAGCCTAATCTACCCACAGGTATCGCTTGGACTTAGGCCCTGACTTCTTATTGTCGTTCGCCGGCACAACGACACGCCCGCCGCTTACCAGATCCTTGATGATATCCTCGCGCTGCCAGGCTTCGATTGCCTTGCACCGATCCAGCAGGCGCCCTTCCGTGACGCCAAGCGCTCCGGCTTTTTTGATCAGCCCCTGAATCTTCTTATAGTTCGCCTCGCGCTGGTTATCGGCTAGGCGCTCGCCTACTTCAGCAAGCATAGCCGCGGCGCACGTCCATGCTACAGCGGCCGCCCATTCGAAAATGGCTTCAGTTATGACCGGCTGCTTCGGATCCGTGCCGACCGCCGCTATCAAGGCAAGCTTGATAGCATTCTCAATGATGCGCCTGACAAAGGGTTGCGACTCGGCGGCCACCGCAGATTCCTTGGCCTCGATCGTCTCCTTGACGGCGCGCAGAATGCCCTTTGCATCTTCGCTCCACGGCACGACCGTCGGCTTAATCTCCTCCGATGTCGTCTCGATCTTATAGCCTCTAAGGTTGCCTCTCTTCTTGGCTACGTCGATACCAGCGACATCGGCCATTCGCATCAGCAGCGTGTGTGGAACACGCCTGACGTCTTGCGCCGGCACGACGACGGGCGGCTTTTTGCCGGTGACGTGAAACAGGATAAGGCGGGGCAATAGACCGTCCTCGGCGCTTGCCGACGACAGCGCCGACCAGAACTGCTCTGGCGTTGACGTGCCGTGAACGCAGAGGTTGGGATTATAGATGCGCTTAGGCGGGCTACCGCGGTATGCGGCGCCTTCGAAGAACGTCGAAGACGCGGAATAGTAGTCTCGCAGGTCGGTCGATATAGCCCGTTGGTGGCTTCCTGCCTTGCGGTCTGTGATGTCACGCACAAAGCCGCCGAATTCGTCGATCTGGCAATTCACCGACTGGTTTGCCTCAAGAACTTCGCGCAGCGCCGACGCCGACATGATACGAGCAGGCCCGCTGTAGTTTTCGAAAATGCCGTGGTCAGACATCAGCAGTCGCTTTATCTGACTGCGCGCATGCTCCTTACCGAAGCCAGAATCAGCCAGCGCGACCGTGTAGATGTTGGGGCGCGTGTCCCTAGATCCTGTGGAATATCGCGGCCCACATAGGCTGGCGACCAACGGCAGTACGGCAGCCATGGCGAGAGCGCGCGACGGCTGCTCTGCACTTGATACGATCCAGTCGATAAGGTCTTCAAGCAAGCCGCCAGGGTAAGTCAAACTTTCGAGATCTGCGACGGCCTCGAGTTTATATTCTGGCGGTTCATCTTCTTCGGGGTGGGCCGGGTGCTGTGGTGCCGGGTGCTCAACTGTCGGCGCGGTTGCCTTCTTGGCTTTCGTTGTCGCCATCATTAGGGTGGTGTCTATCGGCTGCGTGCCGTCATCCCTGAAGGTACGCTCCGGTATTTCACGCGGCTGCTTTATGCCTGCCTCAAGGCCGTTATCGATCGTCTTGCAGCACTTGGCCCAGTCCCTGCCCCATCCGCGAGCGACGTCCTGCAACATTGCGCGCGCTTCCGATTCGGCTAGAGCTCCAGCCCCGACAAATCCGCCAAGCGCCGCCGCCGCCGCGAAAAGCCGATTGTTGCGGCCAGCACCCATTGGCACAGATGCCGTTTCCTCAAGCTCAAGCTGAATTGCCCGATCGACGTATGCGTCGTTGGCGCCAGATTCGTAGACGTAGTTGCTGTTGGTGTGGGTTGCGGGCGGGGGCAGTACCAATTCAAGCAGCCAATCGGGCGCATCGGCAACAGGCGGAATGCCTTCGCCGTCATAGTCTACCCATACATACTCATTGCCTTCTGCCGTGATGCTGCCGGGCATTATGACGTATCCGCCACTTCCACGTATATCCAGGCCGAAACCTAACTTTCCACGGTTGCGCACGCCGGGGATATATTTGAAATACCGGTGCTCGCCACCGCCGGCAGTCTTGGCTGTGGCTGTGTGTGGGAGTGGCTCATATTTTGCCTCGAGCGCGGCTATGGTCTCGTAGCCATTGATGATGTTGCCATCCTCGCCCTTGTGGACGTCGACATCCAAGACCCATGCGCCCATTTGTTCGCCAGTCGGCGCGCCCACCATTGCGGTAGGGTTGCGATCCCAAAGGATATTGACGTTGCGTACGTGCTTCGTGGCTCCTTTGAATCCATTGCTCACGAGGGGTGTCTTGGCCTTCAGCACCTCGAACTCGCCGGTTTCAGGGTCGTATCTGTCCGTCACCTCGTCAGCGTCGCGGCACGGAAACACCGGCACGTTGTTGGCGATGTAGGAGAGCGCCAGGTCTTTGGGGGATTTGGTCATGCTGCTTTTCCTCGTAGACGTGCCTCTACCCATTCACTCATTTCGTAAGCCTCTTCGGCCGTCTTATTTCTCAGCAGACCGCGCCTCTCTTTCTCCTCCCAATACGCCATCTTGAAAGCGCGCTCGGTTGCATACAGTCGATAGCCGTTGCCGCGGATCTCGCTCACATCCACCATCTCAACGACTGTCGCGCTACCATCAAGAAACGAATACAGTTGGATGATGCAGGTTTCGCCGTCTGCCATCCCGATGACGCTGAACTGATTGTGGATGTGACCACCATCGTCGATCCTATGGCCAAACAGGCCAACGAGGCCTCCGACATTCGCCGGCAACCTCGCTGCATTTGCATGGATTTTGTTCACGCTCTTTGTGCTCTTTCCTAAATTACAGTCGATGCATGCTGTGACGAGATTTGATTTGTCATCACTGCCACCCTTCGAATGCGCCTCAACATGGTCGCAATGCAGCGTGACTTCCGGTGAACTTCGACCGCAATAGACGCAGGTGAAGTTGTCGCGTCGGAACACGTCAAAACGCACGCCTTGGGATATCGGGTCGCGTTTTCTGGGTTTTGCTTTTGCGCGCGTCATCAAAATGGCGCGCTTTTCAGCGCCTCCCTCAATCCCCGCGCGCACCCCTCCCACGCCGCCTTGACCAACATGCGCTGGTCGAGCTCGTCGTAGAGTGAGAGGTCGGTCAGATTACCTTTGGATGCGATGAATTCCCCTACCGCATCAACGCCGCCCTCCAGCGCGGCAAGTTCATAGTCGTCGAGCCTGCGGATTTTCTTGTAGTCGTCGATCGCCACGATGCACCTCCGGCAAAGATATTGCGGGTCTGGTTTCGGGTTTGGTGCAACGCCGAGCGCAACGGCCCTCATCCCGCAGCAGAAACAGGTGGTTGGGTCTCCGATGGCGTCCACCGTGGGATGAAAGGGAATGATTGGCTTTCCTGTCGGTATTTTACTCATGCCGCCACCCTCGCCATTTGAGCCACCGCCCTACATTCTTCCCTATGACCACAGCACGAACGTTCAAGCCCCTGCACCTCCAACTCCACGGCACCGGCAAATACCGGCACGTCAACACCGTGCTCGGTGCGTCCGAATGCCTTATGGATCGCTGGCCCGTGAGTGAGGGGGTGGCTTTCGAAAAGGCGTTGATGGCCTGTTTGGACGGTATGCACGATAGGGTGGGCGGTGAGGTTGTGCGGGCGGCGTTGATTGAGGCGGCGCGGGAGGCTGGGGTTGGGGTGATTGAGTAGTTGTGTTTGGGGGTGGCTCATGCTGCACCTGCTTGCGCGGGAGCGGCAGGGTAGTTGTCATTCGCAGCCACAAACCTATCAGTTTGATTCCCCCAAGCCGTCCACCCCGCCCACGCCTGCCGCGCGAATAGCTCGAGATACGGCCCGCCACAAAGAGACTCGATCCGGCCGTATTGCTCGTCAGGCTTTCTTGAATGTTCGCGACGAGGCGCGCGGATAAGTTGGCGTACGCCCTTGCCCAATCTTCTAGGAGAGCCACGCTTGAATAAGTGGCAGATCTCGACCTCCTGGCGCGTCCAGTAACCCATGCCCATGCGGCCCTTGTCCCAGACGAAGGCGACGGAGACGGGCGCGAAGCCCCATGCGGCAGCCACTTCGAATGCGGGTTGCTGTAGGTGCGACACGGTCCACATGAACAGAACGCAATCGCGCGCCGCAACGTCGGAGACGGGCAGCGCCTTGATGTCGTTCAGGCTCATGGTGGCGTAGGGTTGCGCGCCTCTGGCTGGGGCTACGTGTTTCTTGCTGAAGGTCGTAAATGACCATGGCGGGTCGGCTAAGATGGCGCCGAAGCGCCCATCCGGTAACGGGTTCATATTGTCTCCTCTTATGGTGTTCCCTGCCGACCGCGCGTTGGTGGCGCGCGGGCGTGGTGATATAGAATGCTGAACGGGACGGCGCTGATTATACGCTATCCTGTATCAACTGCGCGCTAGGGCGCTGTGGGGGTAGGTGCGGATGGGCGGAAAGCTGGATGGCACCTTACAAAGCCAGTGCGTCGGCTCGCCGTAGAACTTCCGGCGAGTCTGCATCCAGAAGGAGATGAACGGCGACTTTTCGCATATTTCAGTAAGGCCACCAAACATCCCGAAGCGTGCCGCAATGACTTCAATCCCCGGCTCTGTCGGGGCGCTGTCCATTGTCTTCCATACAGTATCCCCGCCGCCTTGTTGCTCGGCAACAATCGGGCGGTCGGTGATTGGTTCTCGGTCATATTGGCAGACATTGGCGCAAGTGTATTGCGGCATGCCTACGGACTCTGCGTACTCACAGCCGTTCTGACAGGGCATCACTTTTCCTCCTCTAGCCACCTAAACCAAGTGGAAACGGCACGCTCAAGGCGCGTTTTTGCCGGCTCGATGTCGGCGTAGCGATCTTCTGGTGACTTAATGCCCGGTAGGTCGAGCCGAACGGCATACTTGAGCGGGTCGTCGCGTGTCGTGGTGCTGTAGAACGCGGCTCCAACGACTACCTTACCGATGCGATAATTCTCGCCAGACTGGTGTTTGCCTGTCTGTCGTTCCCATTTTCCTTGCATCACGCAGCCCTCTCATCAACAATAACCGGCGTGAACTCGCCATATGCTCCGACATACCAGCGGTACGACTTCGGCGCGTCTTCGATGTAGCCGTTGACGGTTAGCCATGCGATGAAGGCTGTTTCATCTGGCTCGTCCCACTCGTCCTTAGGCTTGAACTGCGCACGGAAGGCGTCAACGACTTCCTGCTGGTCAAAATCACGAAGGACGTTGAATGGACCAGTCGTCCAATTATCGCTCCACTCGCCGCCGGCAAAGGCGAGGATTGTGCCTGCTTCGATTTTTGCCATCACGCAGCCCTTTTCTCTTCCAACACAACAAACCCAGGCACAGCCCGCACGCCACCACGGCACGCCTCATCGGCCATCTGCTGCACCAGCGCCGTGAACCGCGCCGGATCGCGCCCATACGCCCAATCAAGCCCAGCCTCCGCGTCCACCAGCGTAGCCACCCACACCGTGCGCAGGCCCGTCCCCGTCGTCGCGGCCTTCCAGCTTTGGCTGGCCGTCTTCTCCAACCGCTTGGCATCGGCCAGCAACTCTTCGGCAGACTCGCGCCTCGCCAGATTGCCGCTGCTGGCGCGGATGGCCTCAGTCGCGGCACGGGTAGCTTCGGCAGCTTCCTCGGCTATCCTGGCGGCCTCTGCGGCCTTTTCTGCGGCTATCTTCGTGCGCCATGGGGTCAACAGCTTCGACAGTTCCTGCTTGCCGAGCGTGACCTTACCCTTGACGGACTTGTTGTCGGCAATCAGTGGAGCGAAGCGCGACTGGATTTCGGCAATGGCGGTGTCGAAGGGTTCTTTTTCTTTGACGCGTAGCTTTTCTGCTTTCGCACCGGCGGCATGCAGACCGTCATACAGGCGCTCGATGGCGTCGTGAGTGGCTTGGTCGCCGATTGGCTCACCGTCGCACCAGTTGGTTGCCTCCATGAATAAGTCTTCGATCTCAGTTTTGATGAGGTCGAATTCGGATGGCGGCGCGTCGAGAGGCGGGCCGCCGTTATCGCCAATTGCTGCTTCGCGGGCGGGCTTCATGCGGCCACCTCGACGACAGCGAACGTTCTCACTGTAACGACCTTTTCTTCCTCGGTGCAGGAGACGTCGTAGGAGCCATCGATCCACTCGATTTCTTCCGGGTTGCCGTGCTTCCCGCCGCCGTACCAATAGGTCCAGCCGACCCATGAACCGTCAGGCAATTTTGCCGCTACGGCCTTTGCCTCGTAATTGCGGCTAATCGGGCATCTAAGGTTTGTTTCAACCTCGCCGCCGCGAACATTGCTTTCAGCATCCCACTGTTCGCCGCTGTCGAGCAGTTGTTCGTAAGCTTCGTCTATGTCGTCTCCGCTGACGGTGGAATAGTCGAAAATGTCTGCGTCATTGAACGCGGCGTGTTCGGCAAGCACAAGGTATTTCACCTTATGCTCGGGGGTAAGTCTTCTCTCGTCCATAATCGTCTCCTCTATGTAGTGGTGCATTGGTATCGTCACGTTGCTGTAAAGTTACAAATTTGTCAAGATGCCTCTTTCTTTTTGATATTGTCATTGGCGGGTACTGGCAGCGCCAAGGTTGGCTGGAATGGAGATGAAAGTTTGTTTTTCTTCGACCTGTTTTCGCCTCTCCAAAGCGGCTGAAGGTTCGATAGCGCCCAAGCTCGCTTGAAATCGTAGTGGCTTGGATCAGAAAAATTGTGGGCATCGAGGGGCACAACGTGGTCAATTTCCCACCCATTCTTCCCGTAGTTATCCCAATTCATGCCTTCTTTAAATTTTCTTTCTAGGTGCTCAATCAGATCGTCTACCGTATATCCAAGCAACTCAAACGCTCTATATCCAGATTTTTTACCCTTATCAATACACTGTCTAATCGCACGCGATATGTTTGAGTTTACTCTGTGCTTTGGATCTTCTGATCTTTTTTTATTATGCTTGGCTACCGATGCTTTTATTTTGTCTGGATTTTTTCTGTTCCATTTATATTGATACTCCCTAACTTTGTCTGGATTATTACTCCTCCAAATTTTCTGCACAGCATTTATCTTTTCCTTATTCGCAGAACGCCACACCTTTTTCTTTGGTTCAAGTTTATCCTTATTCAGAACTTCATATTCGCGAACTTTTGCCTTGATGCATTCTTTGCACTGGTTGTGTCTTTTCTCTGGTTCCTTCTTGTTTCGAACGTAATACTCATCCAGAAGCTTCCACTCTCCACACTTCGTGCAGACTTTACCTTGGCCAATCTCGTGGTCGATATCCTTCGTCATATGCCCTCATCAATAATGCCACTGCGCGAGGCACCGGCTTAGGATTCGTTTCGCGTTCTATCTCTGAAACCTGCATTGGATGCGAGTAACCCAGAACGTCGGCTAACTGCGCCTGAGTAAGACCAAGGCGCGATCGGATGGCTCGAAATTCATCGTTGTCCATTCATCACCTATATAAGGATAATTCATTAGTTTCGCCAGCGCAGTATAATGAATTTTCTCTAGAAAGGAACAAAATCGTCAATTTCCCAATCTTGCACTAAGGTGTGCTTGTTGTCGTTTGCCGCTTCGGGCGTGTTGTCGTTGGCGGCACCAACCCGGTGGGCCATGACATCAGGAAATTTCGGGTTCCTCGAATAATCGAGTTGCACCTCTTCGGTGCTCAACAGCTCATGCTGTCGGCTAAGCCACTCTAATACCGTTTTCGGCATGGGCCGCTGGCCACCGTGCAGTAACCACCACCTTTGGGCCTTGGATTTCGGGAAGCCATCATGTTCGCAACAATGCCATTCGTTTATGCTCTTCAAGCCCACAAGATATGTACACTTGATTGAATCAGGCTTTTGTTTTCCGTCCGCACCAATCTTGCCGGGATGATGCCGAAACGTCCTCTGCGAAACCGGATACCAGGGCTTTTCGGTCGACAGCACAGGAGCATCTGCCGCCCGCGCGGTAAGCTTCTCCTCCTCATTCGGTGGGAATTCATAGCCGCAGCATGTGCACTTCATCACCGAGATCAAAAGGATTTCATCGCAACCGAAATTGCCGTTTGCGTCCTTCTTGTCGGTCGGGCAAATCTTCTGTGGCGGGGTGCCGTCACCAGATCCAGGCGGCTTAGGCCGAATAAGATCGATCGGCCCGAATCGACTTAAATTGTTCCCGTGATCAAGCACCAGGCCGTCCGCCTTGCCCTCGCAAAGGCGGGTAACTCTCCCGATGATCTGAACGATAAGGCCGGCGCTTTTCGTGCTTCGATAGATGGAGATCATATCAACGAACGGGTAATTCGCGCCGGTTGTCAGCATATTCACTGAAACCAAGCCCCACACCTTACCGGAACGAAAGTCGGCAATAATCCTGTCGTGCTCGCCGGGATTCTGGCTAGTCAGCAGTTCGCAAGTCTTGCCGTGGCGCCGCACTTCGCGACACACTTTCTCAGCATTTTCCTGGCTGACGCAGAAGAACATGGCGGCGCGACGATTGCCGCCTTTGGCGATATCTTCAGCAACGCCATCGACAATGATCTTGTCGGCGGCATTAGACACATCCCCCGGCACGTATTCGCCGGCGCGCGTATGCATGCCCTTCAGATCGATGACGGAATTGACGCTCTTGGTCGAGATCTGCGACAGATAGCCTTGCTCGATTAGCTCGCCGATGCCGATCTCATAAACCACGTCGTCGAATAGCTTGCCCTCGCCCTCGGTAAGGCGACCAGAATCGGTGCGATAATCCGTGGCCGTCAGGCCGCAGACACGGCTATCTGGATTGCGCGCCTTCACGCCCGCAAAGAACTTGCCATAGAGCGTGTCGGCATTCCTTGAAATCGCGTGGGCTTCATCCACGATTACAAGGTCAATGTCGCCTAGTTGGTCCGTCTTGTTGGCGACAGATTGAATGCCGCAAAACAGGACTTGCGCTCTAGCATCACGACGACCGAGACCGGCAGAGTAAATTCCTGCAGGAGCAAATGGCGACAAGCCAATGAATTCTTTGAAGTTCTGAGCTACCAGAGTTTTCGAATGAGTAATATTCAGGATGCGAATATCAGGATAATCGGCAATCAACTCTTCTATTATTTTAGAAATAACTAATGCCTTTCCCGCCCCTGTCGGAAGCACAATAAGACCATTGCCGCCACCCTCCGCCCAATATTTATAGAGTTCGTCGATAGCGGCTCGTTGATAATCTCGGAGTTGGAGCATCACCCACACTCCCGCTCATACTTCTCCCGCACCTCATCAGCGGCGTGAAGTTGCGCTAACCTAATCGCGTCGCTGCGCACCACCATCCAGCCGGCGGCGCGCAAGGCGGCTAGCTGCTCTGGTGTGATGATGTCGCGGGGGTGGAGGTTATCGTTGGCTGGACGTGGTTTGGCACCAGTGCGAGGAGGGGACGGCCTGTCACCTGACCCAGTTGTTGCTGGTGAAAAGCTAATCATCGCCGGCCCGCTCACGCCGCAGCCCTCACGTGCTCACGACGAAATGCCGTAATCTTCTGGTGCACGCGCTGCCGGCTCACGCCGTGCATGGTGGCGATTTCCTCGCTCGTGTGGCCCGACGCTACCAGCCGCATGACATCGGCGTGCGGGCTGCCGGCCACGGCCCGCAGTAACGCAGATACAGCGATGTCGCCTTCCTGTGACGGCTGGATGGCGATGTTATCCATGTCGGCGTCGGTTGCCACCGGTCGGCGCCGCTCTTGGAACGCAACGTTTCGCATCTGGTAGACAAGCCAGCCGCCGAGGTTCTTTTCAGGGTTGTAGGAACGCCAGTAGCGCAGCCCGCGCTCGATTGTAGACTGCACGAGGTCTTCTTGCTGGCCGTTAGGCGCGAGGCGGGCAGCTACGTGGCGCAGTCTCGGCATGTAGGCTAGGACGCGCTTGTCGAATTCAGGTGGCCTTGCTGTGGTGGTCATGTTGTCTCCTCTTGTGGTGGGTGGCTGGTGAGGCCGGATGCGTGGTTAGTTGGTGGTGCCATCAATCCAAAGTGTGCCGTCAGGACGGCGATAACTGATTGTCTCGTCGGCCTCTGAACAATCTATCTGCTCATATCCAACAAGCATCGCCGGGATATACAAATGGGCAGGGCAGCCCTCGTCTTGTTCGTTCAGGGACAACGGTTTGCTATGACGTGAACAATCCCAGCCAGCGTTACCGTCCATCAGCGGAGTCGAATGCAGACAACTACGACAATGCGCCCTTGGCATTGTCTCGCCCCAGCAAACCGCAGCCTGTCGGCAGAATGTGCCGCGGAAATCGTCACGCTTGCTGCACAGACGCGATGGCGGCTCTGGCATGTTGATAATGCGTTCGATTTTGGCGACCTGGCGGATGGCAAAATCGGCGTCGTAAGGCACGCGCTCGAAATGTAGATCCTCGTCATTCTTGTTCGACATCATGTAGTAGACGCGATCGACTCCTGTCCCGAACATATAGAATTGAAAAGTTGCGTAGTGCTCGGGCTTACCGACTTTGACGCCGTGCTTCTTGACCTTCTTAAAGATGTCGTCCTTTGCACTCTTGCACTCGACGATATGCTCCTTGGTAGGCGCCTCAATGATGCCAAGCGCGCGGCCGTCAATCTTCCCGCGAAGGTGTCCGCCAGCCGCGCGAACGCGGTCCTGCTGGCCCCACACCTCACAGCCGATAAGGCGGAGCAGATCAAGCAAGCGCACTTCCTCGATCTCGCCGCGTTCAAAAATCCGGCGCTTTTGCCAGTTGATCTTTTCCGGCGCAGACGCGCGCCGGAAGGCAAGCCAGATGGCTCGATCACACTCGACGCCGATCTCTCCAGCCGGCACGCCGATGGATTCCCAGTCGTCGCCTTGTTGTTCCAGCGCGTCTTGAACGGCGCGCTGGGTTGCTGAGATGGTGGGTGGGATGGGAGCCATTAGGCACCGCTCCCTTGCTGCACAACCGCAAACAATGGCGACGACGCTAGCGCGGACTGGTGGCCGCGAATGTCACCTTTCCGCACATATGTGGTCCAGAGTTCGCGGCCCTCACGCGTGATGGGGTGCATCTCTTGGATATCGAAGTTCACATCATCGATACTGTCGGCATCAATATCGAAGTCATCTCGGTTCACTTCGGCTTCGACAGATGCCTCTGCGGCCTCCATCGATTCGGCCTCGATTGTACGGCTCGAACGGCCGTGAAAGGTGTAGTTGACCATGAACTTTGCCATCACAGCACCCTCGTCGGCATCAAGATAAGCGTCAGCCCCTCCGCACCGCCCGTAATGACGGCAGGCGAGCCACCGTCAGCCAGCGCCAGCTGGACAGAACCGGTAGGCAACACGCTCATGATGTCCGTGACGTACCGACTGTTAAAGCCAATTTCCATTGGCTCACCTTCGTAACCGGCTTCGACTTCGTCGCTTGCCGATGCGTCGCCGGATGCGACGGAAAGGGCAATAGACCCTTGCAAGATTGATAGTTTAACGGCGCGGGCCTTCTCTGAAGAAACTGTTGCGACGCGGTCGGCAGCCTTCATGAAGGTGTCGCGGTCGACCGTCACCATCTTGTCATTGCTGGTCGGGATGACGCGCTCATAATCCGGGAACGTGCCGTCGATGAGCTTGCTGGTGAGAACAAAATCGCCGGCGGTAATTTTGATCTTGGCGGTGCTTACCTGTACGGAAACGACGCCCTTCGGTAGAAGGCCGACCGTCTTCTTGGGAACGATGACGCCTTCAAATTCCGGAATGGACGGGCCTTTATTCCGAGATAGACGGTGGCCGTCGGTTGCTACCGCGGTTGCGGTGCCGTCCTTGATGTGGAAGAACACGCCGCCGAGATAGTATCTGGTCTGCTCGTCGGAAATGGCGAAGGCAACCGGGCCAAACAGCGCGGCGAGATCGATGTCGAAGGTGGCGTCGTATTTGTCGGCGCCGAGCGTCGGGAAATCGGCAGCCGGCAGGGTCGCCAGCTTAAAGACGGAACGACCTGATTTCACAATCAGCCGATCACCTTCAAGGCTGAGAGAGATATCGTTTCCGGCCTTCTTGGCGATATCGCTCAAAAGCTTGGCGTCGACGCAGACGGCGCCTGGCTCGCTTACGTCCGCAGGCGCGGTGTCGGTCGCGACGATATCGAGATCCGTGCCCGTGACGCGCAGCGTGCCGTTGTCGGCATGCAGAAGCACGTTGCCAAGGATCGGGATGGTGTTTCTTGACTCGATGACGCGGCCGACGTTGGTCAGCACGCGCGCGAGGTCTGATTTGGGGATGGTGAGTTTCATGGTGGTGGTCTCCTCTGGTAGTGGATACGCTGGTGGTGGGGTTGCCGCATGGTTGGTGGCCATGCGGCGGTAGGGGTTAGGCGGCGAGGCCGAGCAACGAGAACGGCGAAGACCGATCGCGAGCCGGCGGCTCATAATCTACGGGGTAGCCTAAGCCATCCTCGCCTTCGTCAAAGCGGCTTGCGTCGAACGCCTCGCCCTTGAGTTCCGCCAATTTCTTCTGCATGCCGATTGCGTAGCTCGGTTGCGCCTCGTTGTCGTTGGCCATCCATATTTCCTTGCCGGCCTCGTCGACGGTCAGCGCGGCGATTGCTGCATCAAGCGAGAACTCCTGCCCATCGCCAGCCAGAACAACCTTTTCGCCATAGGCGCCGCCGATCTGGTCTTTCAGTTCTTCCCACGTGTCGATTTTGACCTTGCGGCTTGCCAAGGCAATCTTGAGGATGTCGCCCTTGCCGATGGTATAGCCGCGATCTTGATATTTCAGAACGCGCGTCGCCGAGGCCAGCGGATAGCGAGTGCCAGGATGGAAGCGCAGGAAGCGTTGCGAGTTGTGTTTCAGGAAGTCATCATGGAATGCGAATTCGCTGGTGTCGAAGTCGTAAGCGCCCATGACGACCGTGAAGTCGAACGCGTCAAAGATGGCCTGTGCCGTCGGGAAGAAATCGAAGTGCATGAACTGAATGATGTTGTCGCCATCGACGAAAGTGACTGCGCGCTTGGTGGTGGATACGCACCACCAGCTATTCTCGTAAGCCTGCGCAACCGCATATTCGAAAGCCTCGCGGCTCTTGAAATAGACGTCAACGTCGTTGATGTCCTTGCCGGTGAATACGCTTGTCACCGCTCCGCCGGCTGCGAAAGCGCCGGGGATCGGGTAGCACTTTTCAGTAATCTTGCGGGCTTCTGCTCTGTAGTCGGTCATGTTTGCTCCTCAGTTGTGGTGAAGTGGCGGGCCGCTGGTGACGACCCGCCGGGTTATTTTACTTGGAGCCCCAAGGGCGGCGACCAGTCGGCGCTGCCGCTGCGGCAGCCGGACGTGCAGCCTGGCGGTTGTCGTTTGCTGCCGGTGCCCGATTGTCGTTTGCTGCGGCAGGCTTCTCGTCGTCAGGCTGGATTGCGTCGATGCCGAGTTCCGGCAGTTCCTCGTCTGGGAAGAAGTATCGCTTGATCTCGGCGCGGCCTGGATATTCCTTGCCATCCTTGCCGACCGACGGCTTGCCGCGTCCAACCTTGGCGACGAATGCGCGGAAATGTAGCTCTTCCGAATCTTCGACCTCGGAGATACCGATGGCGCGGCAAAGGCTCGCAAACTGCTTCTGGCCGATCTCTTGCGCAACCGGATTTGCATTTTCCAAGTTGTAGTTATTGTTGAAGATGGTGCGGCCTTTGTATTCCTCCGGCTCGACGACCTTGACTATGGTGGAGAGGTATGTGCCGGTTCCCTTGCTGGTCGGCTTCACCTCCGATGTCTCGATCTCAAGGCGAAAGATTCCGTTCGGCAGTTCGCCGGCGAATTCTCTCTGCGTGGTGTCATGCTGCGTAGCGTCAAAGCTTTTGCCCAATGCGGCCATTTTTAGTCTCCTTCGTGGTGGTTGGTTAGTTGGTGAGTGCGTAGTGGCGCCAAGCGCCGCTACCGTATGCGGTGTGCGCACATTCGCGCAGCACGTATTCAAGCCACGCCCAACGACTGCCGCTGCGCGTTTTGACGATGACGGGATACCAAGCGAACCATTGCTCTTGGTGGAACATTAGGCTGCCTCCCGCGACAATTCTTTCGCCTTCGCCAAGGCCAGCCGCTTGTCGGCGAACTCCAGCGGTTTGTTGTCATTGGTGACGGTTGCCCATAAGCCGCGCTCAACCTCGGCGACGAGGGTGAACTTGCCGCCGGATAGGGCGACCTTGTGCTTGCGGCCTTGGACGGGGTTGCAGGTGAAGGCGGTCATGCGGCTTCGCTTGCGGCTGTAGCCGTCGTCATCAGGTACTTGGAAAGCTCAGCAAACCCCTGGCCCGCCTTGTAGGGGATTTGAGCCGGCGCGCCTTTGAAGCGGTTCTTCGCCAAGAATCCGGCGCGCTCGTCGGTGTGAATGATGCGCTCAGAGCCTGACATGCCTTCCGGCTTGCTGGTCTTCTTGCCGCCGAAAGCAGCCTCAACCTGCTTTACGGACGTGCGGCGATTGATGAAAAGAAGCGCCTTGCAGTTTTCGATGACCAGATCCAATGCTCGCTTTTGTAGCTTGGGCCGGTAGCGATCGTAGGAGTCGACGAGCGGGTCGTTGAAGTTCTTCGTTTCGCTGTGGAGAATTTGGACGACGTACATCCCGGCGCGCGTCAGGGCGCCGACGGCTTCGAAATATTCGCCCCATTCGACATCGGCGCCAAGGTAGCCCTTTCCGAAGGATGTCGGAGAGCCCTTGTCGTTGCTGTCGATGACATCCCATCCGTTGCGGGCGCACGTTGCCGCCCACACCATCGGCTCAACCTTATCTAGGCTGTCGATGATAACGGTTTGGAATTCGTGTTCCTGCTCAAGCAGGTCGGCGAATGTGTCGAGTAAGCCGGCGAAAGAAGTGATCTGGTCAGATGGCAATTCGACGCCATCCGGCGGCTCTTCGCCCTCAACGAAGAGGTAGACCGGATTAGGGAATTCTGCGGCCAGCGAAGTCTTGCCGACGCCTGGCGTGCCGTAGATGGCGATAGCAGGCGGGTTGACGCGCTTGCTAGATTTCAATCTGTCGAAAACAGACATTTCTTCTCCTTCCTAGAAATAGAACGCCGCGGCTATAACCAGCAGCGCAACGATTGCCGGCCACCAGCTGTGCGGATTGGGCGGCCACATGTGGCTGGCGCGCGGCGCGCTAATGGTTGTCATGTCCAACCTCGTACTTGTCCGCCAGCTTCCCGCCCGCCCATACACATGCGGTCACCACGCCCAAGGCGAGCGCGACTAGGCCGATTGTTGGGAATGCGATCAGCGCGATGGCGGCCGCCGCTACTATGGCTGCTAGGGCGGCGCGCTTGACGATTGGTGCCGTAAACACGGTCTTGTTGTGCGGCAGGACTGGCGCGTCGATGGGCACGAAGTCGAGTGGCGCGCCTGTTATGGGTGGGAGGGTGCGGTTGGTCATGCCGCGGCCGCGATCTCGTCGAGGCGCTTGCGGGCCTGTTCGACCGTCATGCGGCTGTGTCGCATTGACCGATCGCAGACCGTAAGCATACCGAGTATGCCGCCGATCCACTGCATGGCAGCGCTGTCGAGGTAAATTCCAAGGCCGATCAGGGCGGCAAATAGTAGGAATGTGCTGCTGTCTACGAGGTATGACTGCAGCACGGTTTCGTGCAGAATGATGATTTCAGTCTTCGTTCTCATGGTCAATAGTCTCCTCTTGCCGTGCGCTCGGTGGGCGCACGGCGTTGGTGTTGCTGTGGTGGCTGGTGTGGTTAGAGTTAGGCGGCGATCTCGTCGAGGAAGTTCTCGACAACATCCTTGGCAGGCTTCAGCTTCATGCCGGTAAGGCTGCGCAGTTCCTTGATTGCGTGGATCTTCTGGCCTACCGCCGCAAGGTTCTTCCATTCGTGCCCATAGTCCGGCTTGTCCGTTTCGCGAGTGTCGGAAAGAACGAAGACGCCGAAACGCTGCCCGCGATACAGGCCGGCCAGCCGTTCCGCTTCCTTGGTTGCGTCGGCTTCGCTGGCGTGAACCTTCGGCTCAAAGGCCGGCTTTGGCTGGCCGTTCTCGATGAGGGCGACGATGGCGGTGGGCTGGGGAGTGGTGGACGGTGAGATGAGTTCTAGATCTTCGAAGGGGTCGCATCCGCCCCAGCCAGTCTTCGGCCAGTGCGTAATCGCGATATCGCCGTCGCGAATCTCCTTGATGTAACCTTCGTAACCGAGGCCCTTGTGACGGATCTTGTCACCAACCTTGAACTTCGACGCGTTGTCGTTGGCAACAACGGCCGGCTCGTCGACCCATTCGGCGATGAGGTCTAGCTTGCTGGTTTCGCCCTTGATAAAGGCGCCGTCGCTATACCAAGGCTGTCCGGTAACGGCTCGGCTGATATCGTAGATTCCGCCAAAAGCGCCAGCTTCCATTGGCCCGACCTTGCGACCGTCGCGCGTCTTGTAGAACTTGCCGGCAGTGATGGTGAGGGGTGCGGGTGCCAGCGCTAACTTCAGGCTTTCGTGTTTCATATAGAAGAAGCTGCGACCGACCTTGTTGCTCAGGCCAATTTTATGCTCATACACGCTTGCGACGACTAGAGCGCCATCAATGATGTCACCGTTGTCTTTGCGAAAATACGTATTCCAGTGGTTTTCGATATCGACGTTGCAGCCTTCAGTCGCGACAACCCGATCGCCAACCTTCGGCTGCCATGCCTCCGGCGCGACGAGTTCGAATGCGCTGGCGCTGGCGCCAGATTGACCAGCAATCACGACAACCAAATAGTCTGATGGAACTTCAAGAACCGTGTATTCCTTGCCGACCTTACCAAACTGGTCTGGCCAATCGCTCGCCTTAACGCGTCTTACCCGATCCCCCACTTTAAACTTCCCCATCACGCTGCTCCTTCCGTTTTGCTATCCGGACGCAAGCGCGCGCCCTTGGTGAAATCAACACGCACTACGTTTTCGCCGTCTTCCTTGGCCTTGGCAGGCATCGGCGGCTCATCTTCCTGTACGTCCATGTGGCGGAGCGTGACGGCGAAGAACTGTTTGATCTCCATGGAGCCGGCAAGCTGCACGTTGTAGAATCGTCCGAAGTCTGCTTCGCCGACCACGATCCCGAACACGTCGGTGTTGAGGCGGGATTCAACCCAATCGCCCTCGTCGAAGAAGGTGCAGTCGCAAGTGGTTTCCGGTGTTGTGGTCATGCCGCCACCCGCTCTTCTTCACCTGCGTCGCCCGCTTCAGCAGACCGCGCCAGCGAAACAGGCATCAGGCCGGAGGTCGTCGAGCAGCCGCCGTTGTGGGGAATCATGCGAGTAATGCGGTCGGGGTGATTGTCGTTCGCCGCTACGAGCGGGTGCGCCGAATAGTTCTCGAGACCGTAGGTGCGTCTCATGCGCTGATATGCCGTCATCGGCTTGATCTTGTAGTCGGCCGCGATTGACGCGACAGTCTCGCCGCTCAATCTGCGGGCGTGCATATCTGCCAGCATTCCACTGGTAATCTGGGTCATTGTGTCTCCTCTTGTGGTGGTGGTGTGGTGGTGGTTACTTCATGTCCTCATAGTCGAGGTAATATGACTTGCCGCATACGTCGCAATCGTATTGCTCTCCGTCGAAGTCGATGTAGTCTGTCTGTTCTTTGATGTTCGGGCACTTCGACCAAACACCGTCTCCCCACCCGCCAGGTGGACGCGGAAAGTCTTCGGAGTACCGCGTAAAGACCGGGTTGCGACAGATATCAGGCTGCTTGGCCGGGTCGCCCTTGTGATCACCCATCTCAATCTCCTCTTGTGGTGTAGCGCCTTACGACGCAGTAGTGGCAAAACCGGTGCGCTTGCCAACTATCGGCTACAGTGGTATCAATTTACAAATTTGTCAAAGGCTGGATTAAAAGATTATGGCGCCCTCCCGTTCACGTTTCGCCAAAATGCTTGTCGACAAGCAAGCCGCTATGACCGACCGCGAAGTCGCGGAGCAATACGGCTGGCTGCAACAGACATTCAGCCGGTGGAAAATGGGGAGCTTGCCGCGCCCGCATATGTACGAGTCCATTGCGAGCTTTCTTGGCGTGGAAGTCGATACCGTACGCGATGCGGTCGACGAAGCGCGCGACAACACCAAAACAACCCCAAAGTCGCTCACTGCTACCAGCGTGCACGGCATGATCGCAGACCGCAAAGAGGGCAAATACCGGTTCCCGCCTCCGACGTTCGCCGGAAAGAACATTCCGCATGGGCGGTACGCCATCCTGATCGACACGAAAATCATGGAGCCTGCCTTGCTGGCTGGCACCAAAGCTTGGCTTGATACGACCGTCTGGCCGCAGCCTGGCAACGAAGTTTTGGTTCACGCAAAGAACGGCATGGCGTGGATCGGCCGGCTGGTTGCCGTTGCCGATAGCAATGCCGAGATCGAGCGCGGCGGCAAGACGATGACGATTCGTGATGTTCGTGCAGTGCATGTGATCGTCCTTGCCGAGAGAGTTGCGTTGTAGTGTTGGCGTAGGCGGCCCACACATAGGGCTTGACAAATTTGCTAAATGTTTGGTATACATTTGGCGCTGATGTGGTGTCAGTATCGAAATCCGGGGTTCCAAGGCTCGCTTCTGGCCAGTCTCCTCCCCCGAGATAGTAGGGTCCATCTCTCCGAGCCGCTAAGCAGGTGGTGCTGACCTTAGGGTCGGCTCGGAGGGGTGGTGCTTTATTTAGGCGATCGGTCGCTCTTTTGCCGTCTTCGGATCCATGTTCGGCTCAACGGCGGGGAAGAGCGGGGCAACCATGCCGACAACTCCTCGCATTACGTCAATAGAAGACATCAGCGCCGAAAGCGGCGCTCGCGCGCGTCCGATTGACGATAAGCTTTTGCCCACATGGTCGCTGCACGACAATTCCGCTTGGTATACTGTGGTGCGCCCAGGCTGGTGCATCGTCTTCAGGGAAACATCAATTCCGCTCGCAACGAGGCGTCCCATCAGCGCCTCAACCTGGCCATCCTGTTCCGCTTTGATTTCGTCTACTACCGCTAACATGCGGTCACTGTCAGCTGTGGCTTTGAGACGATCGGCAGGGACGCCGCGACCGATAAGATCGAGATAACCGTCCTCAATGGTCTTGATGCGGGCCGTGCTCAGGCCGCACATTCTCGACATCAGTTCGATACTGATGCCGTATTTCTCGCGTTCTATTTTATTGAATCTCATTTCGGTCTCCTTCTTGTGGTGGTGGATTGCGGGTGACACAACTAGTCACTCGCAACTGTTTTATACCTGCCGGGGCTTAACTCGCCCCACCGCGATGAATTAGCCGTGCCTGCCGGACGTAGACAAAAACTTTCCTAGCCTTAACCCGACTCGCCTTGCCTGCCTTGACGTGCCCAACCAGAACTAGCCTTGCCGCGCCTAACCCCACCTCACCATGCCTGCCCCGCCGTGCCTATCCTGGCCATAACCGACCTAACCTCGCCTGCCGCAGCTCACCTTGCCTGTCCCCAACAAACCTCGCCTCGCCTGCCATTCCGCGACTCACCGCAACGTGACGCGCCTAACCCCGCCATGCCTGCCCCAACCCGACTGGCCGGACCGGGCCTCACCTTGACTCACCTTACCTGCCATGCCTAGCGCAACTAAGCGGCGCGCTTTATATCTTTCGCGGCGTCGTCGATAACTTGGAAGAGATCGCTGAATTCCTTCAGGTCAGAATAGCGCTTGCGCCACGCCTGCAATTCGCGCCACGCTGTTTGCAGAACTGCCTTGCGTGTCGCAGTTTGCGACATGGCGTGGCTTGCTTCTCGGTAATGCTGAGCGCCTGGTTCTGGGATATGCACAAACATCTTCGTGCGGATAGCGGGCTTGTCTGGCTGTGTATAAATAGCCACAACACTGCGGATTAGTCCGCGCGCCTGCTGCAGCCTGTATTGCTCGGCTGCCTCGCTGTCATCCCACTCAAAGAATGAATGGAGCGGGGAATTGTCGTGACGAGCGTCGTCAAGAACATCCTTTGGAGTTAGCTCGCCGTGTAGTTTTTGGCGAAGAAGGTCGAGATGCTCCCCGACCGCCTTGGCGTTGGTGTTGGCGCCAGATTGGAATCTGGCGCCATCTGCGAATTCGAAACCGGCGATTTTCATGCCGCTACCTTCGCAGCTTCGGCTTCGATCGCCTCAAGTTCCGCCTGTGTGGCGACATGGAAGCAACCATACTGGCCGTCTTTTTCAGGCCGCCATTCGCCGACACCGACCGCGAAGCCTGCAACGTTGAGGAGGTTAAGGATTTGAGACTCGCTCAAGACGTTGGCGTTGTATTTCAGGAGGATTTTCGTTCGCCAGTTGGGGAATTCGGCGCGATACCGTAGGTCTGCTGTACCCATGCCGACGCGCACCATATCTTCGCGCATTTGCGGCAGGCAGCCCTCGATGCGGGCCAGGTTGACGCGCGAGACTGAGCCTGCGAACGCGCCCTTGATGTCAGCGTCCTCGCCGAGGACTGCGAACGCCTGTCTGGCAGCGATCTTCGTAAGTCCGGCTACCGACGTGCCGGCGGTTACCGCAGCAGCCTTGAAGCCAACTGATGGGAATCCGTATCCGCCATCGGCCATTCTGTACATGCTGGCCTCGTAGTCGGCGCGCGGGTCTTTGGCCTCTTTGGCGCCCTTCGCGACTTTCATCTGCTTGTCGAGCATTTCTTTCTTCGCCTTGCTCGACCATGAATGAACAATCAACGGGGAGTCGCCGATAAGCGTAACCTCCATAAGATTGATGTTCAGCGGCGGAAGCTCGATGCCAACTTCTCTCTTTGTTGCAGTCGTCATTTCGTAGTCTCCTCTTGCGTGGTGTGTCAGCCATTCCGACGCTGCTGACGGGCGTTTTAGAAGCGAGGTGCTCCTACTAAAAGGAAAGGCCGCCCTCATGGCGGCCTGTTCTTCTTCTAGGCGGTCCTGCGCCTTTCGGCGCATAAACTCTTCTGGGAGGGTTTTTCCTTTTATTTCGCCGCATGCTTGAACTCCTCAAATGGTTGCCTCGATAAAATGTCGCTGAAAAAATCGCAGTTCTAATATTGCGTGAATGAAAAATCTTTGGTTCTAAATCGCCTACGCCTTTTGTAGTGCGTCGGTTCACTCTTGCAACTTTTGTATACGCCTTTCGCTACTTTTTAGTCAACCAAAAAAGTAGCAACACGCAACTATTTTTTTATGGTATATAGTAGCGCATTGATTTCATTAAGGGTTGAATGAAGATGTCCCGATTTGGTGAGCGGTTGAAAGTTGAGCGTCAGGCGCGTCAAATGTCGCAAGAGGCGGCCGCTGATTACATTGGCGTCGAGAGGGCGGCATTCGGCAAGGTCGAACGCGGCGAAACGACTCGTCCGAATGATTGGGAGGTATACGCCAACGGATTTGGCATTCCCTTGAATGAAGCTGACGCAATGATGGATCTGGACGCCATCGACGAGAAGAAACCGAGCAAAATTAAGGGACGCATCAAGATGCGCGCCCTATCTTCTTCCACAGCGTCGAAAGCAGCTAGTGGAGTTAATATTATGGTGCGTCAAAAAAATGCCGAACGGGCGGGGATGGTGCCTGTGCACGGGTGGGCGGCAGCAGGTGATCCTGATCGATTGATAATGGTAAACGAAACAACTGATTGGGTGCCGGCCCATCCGGACTTGGGATCAATTGAGGGAAGCTACGCCGTCTATGTCCACGGCACATCGATGATTCCGAGGTATTACCCGGGCGAGCTTGTTTATGTTCATCCATACAAGCCGCTGAAGGAAAAGGATTTTTGCGTCGTCCAGATCGGCGAGGACGAGAACAATCCTGAGGGCGCATATATAAAGCAATTTATCGCCTGGCACGATGATAGTTTGGAGCTATTCCAATTCAATCCAGCACAACCCGTTTCGATCCCGCTAAAGATGGTCGCTAGGGTTCATCGAATCGTAGGTAGCGGCGAGAGCTAAATTTTGCCGCTACTTTCTTTGCAACTTTCCTCTTGACTCGTCGCTACTTTCCGTCCTATTGTCTCCTAACTGCCGCATCTAACCATGGCGGTCACCACCGAGGAGACGACAATGCTCAGAGAATTAGTAGAAGACGATTACAGACCTACATCCTGCGCCGCCGGCAGCGACGAGCCGATGCGCCGCGCTGATTACAAAGCCAAGAAACATCCCCGCCCGCGCAATGTAGATTGCCGCGGTCGTTTTGCGTTGGCGCGGCGTGCCAAGCCGGGGCGCTTGCTGGCATCGCTGGAAGGGGGTGAGTGATGGTGGAGGAATTCTTTCCCTTCAAAATCGGAATGCCCGCGAACCTTCGTAAGGTGTTCCTTCAGCACAATCGCGGTCTTTGGTTTGAGGTGGATGTAACCATTCACTCGACGACGCGCGCAACGTTCCATGTCTACGGCATGTTTGACAGCGTGTGGGGAGGCCGGGGCGAGCGCCTGCGCGACATGGAAGTGTCGGAAGGTCTTTATGGTTTGCTTGTGCCGCACATCCAAGAGCGAGCACTGCGGCTCGCAGAGCGTCAGCACGATTTGGAAATTGAGCACAAGAGGCAGGCAAAAATTACGCTCCTCGCCGCAGACCTCCTTGCGAAGCATGGCGGTGCGGAATGACATTCCGAGACCTAATCCAAGACATCTGCGCCGCCCTATCGGCTGGCGCGTTCGTCTGCGCAATCACCGTTTGGGCTAGTTATCTAGTGCACTAGCCGCTAGCCCAATAGAACGCGGCCCGTTGATGGCTGGCTGCAACTACCGTTGCGGGCCGCGTTTCTTTTAACCACCACAAGAAGGAGACCACCATGGCCACACCAAGAAGACATCAGCCCGCCACGACGCGCCCGCCAGCCGCCAACAGCAACGTCCCCCTGCTCACGATCGAGCGCGCGATTGCCGATGGCCTCCAACCCGCCAGCCTGAGGCAGGTTGCCGCCGCGAATACCAATTGCGGCTATCGCCGCGAGCGGCAGGCCGACAATCTGTTTATGATTGCCGATCGTTTGGAATTGTTGGGATATCGTTATGGGAGGGCGGCGTGATGACGGCAAGAACCCCGCACTCAATGATGCCAACGTCAGGTATTCAAAATTGGTGGTCATCTCGCAACGATGACCACCAAAGCCGTATGGAAAAGGCTTTGGTCAAGCGCCTTGAAACGATGGCGTGGCGTCCGGTCACCTTGGCGCGCTTTTCTATACAGCAGCACAGCGGCGAGGAGGCGGAGGCAAAATGCGCGTAGCGGCAAATGATAACTTCCCGCCCCGCCTCTTAACCAAGAGCCAGGCCGCGCAATATTGCGGCCTGAGCGCTGCCACGTTCGGCGGGACGTGCCCGGTTCGGCCGATCTCGCTAGGCGTCGGAGTGCGCATGCAGCGTTACGACGTGCGCGACATTGACAAATGGATAGACAGCTTCAAGGCTGGAACGGCGAGCCGATCGCTCGCGGACGAACTATTGGATGCACTATGA